GAAGGCATATGGCAACGATAATTTGGCGTGATACGACAGCGGGCGGGCATACTGTTCATGGCGTTGGTGCGACCGACCCGAATTTTAAGCCGGGGTACACCAAGCCTAGCTGGAATGGCTGGATCATAGCGGGCCAGACGGAGTTCCAAGCTTTCTGGCAAGAAGATGGTAGCTACAATAGCGACGGGACGCAATCTGAGTTCGACCTTGTTCCTATGACGATGTTCGAGCTCATCGACGACTCGGGCGTAGACTACGCTTTCTTGAGCGGGTTCGGGTATTTGGAGTCTTGGAAAGGCAAGGTGCGCCCAGGGTGCCGTAATGATAATGGCACTATCACGTGGCAGCAACCTGGTGGCTGCGGCTTCTACACTGCTGACGCGTCTCACTTTAAAGAGGTTAAATAATGGCAACGATTGTGGTAAGTAAGTACGGCATGAAGTTCTACACGCGTGATTGCACGAAGAATGCCATCGGCGAGCAAGGCGAGACAGAAGGAGTACTCCGTCATCTTGTCGATGCCGGCCACCGCGTGCTCTACTTCGGTAAGCATGAAGGCGAGCTGGACGGCGTCACGTTTCTGGAGCCGCATCTAACTGATCTCGACGACATGAGTACTGCCGCGCATCAAGAGGCGCTGTGGAAGCTTGACACTGAGATGGTAGGTGATCACAAGCCGACTGTCGCATTGCAGATCAATGGCATGGCACCTACGTTCTCATGGATTGACAATCCACGTGGTGCAAGGCTGCAAAGCTTCGCTGTTCGTATGTGCGCTCCTTGGCTTAACGTTCTTCAATCGCTCAAGCTCAACCGTCTTTGCATCAACAATGATCCGCGGTCTTATCCTCGTGATCAAGAGATGTCGTATGGCTGGGACTACGTTCGGCCAAGCGTGCTGCTCGATCAATGCTCAGCACAGAAGAAGATGACAGTTGGCGGCAAGGAGTACTTGCGGGTCAGTCATTATGCGAAGGCTGAATCGTTCGGTTGGCTGCCTCATAGGCACAATCTGAAGAAACGTGATGTAGTGATCGTTGCTCATAGTCACTTCGATGACAGCTTAGGTTCAAAGGCGACATGGCCTGATCTCGAGCGATTGCTGCAAGATACGGACTGTGTAGTGTACGGCAAAGGATGGGAAGGAACTGAATGGCAGCAGCGTCACCCAGATAAGTTTCTTGGACCTGTGAAGCCGCTCGAGGTTCTTGACATCGTCAACGAAGCTAAGGCCTCGTACGTCTGCGATCACACGCCTGGCTTTAAGACCGGTAAGCCGTATGTCTTGACTTCGCAAGGCTGCGTGCCGTGTTGGTCTTATGCTCAAGTTGTGTACGCGCTTGGTAATTACGATGGTGCTATGGAGTTCGCGTATGAAGCGTTCTCGCCAGACTATTGCGTTCTGGATCAAGCGATCGAAGACCCTAACTTTGGAGGAGGTGGCTATGTCCCCAAGTGGTAAAGTATTGAAGCTTAAGAAAGGTCAACTTGCTTTCATCGGCGGCATGGCTGTTCATGCACGAGACGGCAAGATCGAACTCTACGTGTATGGCACGGGAGAGATCATCATACCGACCAATACTCGTGATCACGGTCCGTTCGACACAAGAGAATCAATCGACAAGGTGTGGAGACAAGTAAATGGAAATCCAGTGGACGAAGAAGATCTGCAAGGATCTGGAGATGTGCGGAGCCATGATATTCCCGATCGTAGCCAGCAAGATGCAACCGCCGGGCTGGCCTGATAGGATCGTAGTTCATAAGGGTTGGACTGGCTTCATTGAGTTCAAGGGTGAGAGCACTGCGGTGCGCCCTGTGCAGGTTGTGGTTATGCGCAACTTGAGAAAGCGGGGTAAGATCGTGTATCTCGCGCGTGAACCTGGGATCCTGTACGATCCGATCGACTGCAGAGTGGTAGGGTACTTTAATTGTGGATCGGAACTCCTCGAACTCATTCTGCAAGACCTGAGATAACTGATCGAGCAAGTGCATTAGTTCTAGAGATTTTACAAACCCGTTTTGGTAAATGCATTTCTGTTTGTATCATATTGATATAGATAGATAGAGATTACTTGGCTTTAGGTGAAAAAACCAATAAATATAAGACAATTAAGACTCACAAAAATTGACGGTGTTACCTGGCGGTCTGGACATGCAGTTGAGTGATCAGTTATCTCAGGTAGTGAAACTGATGTCTGGTAAGGCTGAAATGACTTATACTGTGTATATTTGGGTACTTTCATAGTAGAAATGACTAACTGCTCTTGCAGTTGAGTGATCAGTTATCTCAGGAGATGACATGGAGCAACGTGAGAGAAGATTTAATCGTAGACTTGCAGTCCTGCCGCATGACAGGATATGTCCTTGCTGTAACAAGCCAATCCTTAAGAGCAGAAGTTGGGTGATCAAAGATGGATGGATCTCGTGTAGACGATGCTACTACAAAAGCTTTCGAATATGCCATTCAGAACGAGAAGAGGATACGAAGCATGCTCCTTAAGATGGCAAGAGGCGATCGCAACGTTGCAGAGGAAATGTTTAGCGACGTGGCATTAGAGAGGCTACCCAGGCTCTTTGAGCTTTATGACGAGAGCCGTCCCGTGGACAACTACATGCTCAACAACATACGCTGGTATGCCTTCAAGTATATGAATCGGCGTAAGCACCACGCTGAGCTTGAGCACACTGGCATTAGAGACAAGCACAGTCATCTCGATGCGCTTGACTTACTGAACGAACTTGACCGCTACTTGATAGAAGCTAACGTGCTGTATGGCATGACCTACACTGAGATAGCTGCTGATCTTAGCTGGCCTTCTTATCTTGTAAGCAGAGCTGTCAAGACAGCCAAGAAACGTCTTGCAGAGTGTTACGAAGAGAATCGTGATTGGGTATTCGTTAAACGTGTTATAAGGATCTTATGCAATGTATAATGACGATGATGGTGATTGGGATGGCTCTAACTTCGTGGACATCATGTTCGTACTGGGTGGAGCGGTCATGATCGTAGCTCTAACGATGGCGGCCTATTACGTATGGTAGAAGAGTATGTAATCGTTGCAGTAAAGGGCAAGTCCTCTGAGCTTCTTCGCAAGGGCGACGTGTTGACGATGGCCCAGGCCGCTGCCCATCGAGCATATAGGAAGCCAGGTCCTGAGTGGGCTGTGGTCGTAATGTCGTACTCTCGCTACTTGGAGCTCAAAGATGCCGATGGACCCATTGCCGGCGGGTAAAGGCGGTAAGCCACCTTATGATCACGAGCGTCGCTGTAAGGCGGACCGTCGTTGCGGTCTTCGTTGTGAACGCTGGGCTCTAAGGGGTAGTAACTATTGTCAGTTTCATGGTGGCCGTCGTAAAGGTCAAGGCAAGTACTGGACTCAAGCTGTGGCGCGGTTTTACAAGAGAGCATTAACTGAATCCCTCGCGGCGGTTGTCGCTGAGCATCTGGAGATGAAGCCAGACGATCAGCTTAGCCTCTTTGAGGAGTTGGCTCTCGTTCGCGAGGTCGCTAATAATCACGTAAAGATATATGCCGCCGCCGTCGAGACTGGCAAGCAAGAGACGATCATGGCTGCTGGTGAGCTCATGGCCCTCTCGATGCAGCAAGTCGCTGAGATGTGCAAGGCCGCGTCCTCAGTGAATAGCACCCAGAAAGACAAGTTCAGTGCTCACGACTTAAACTACATTATTGAGCAGATCATACGCATTAGCTTTGACTGCTTTAAAGATAACGATCTCGTTAACGTATTCGCATCCCGCATACGCAGCGAGCTTCAATTGAGCGAGAAAGACCGGGGTACGTCCATCACTCCGGATCAGGAAGTTTTAGAGATGGACAGACTTACTTTAGGAGAACCTCTACAATGAGGACGATCATCACTTCTTTGTTCCTAGCCTTGTGCTGCACCGTCGTTTACGGGGCTGACGTGACCTGTGCCAACGGCGTGTGCACCAAGGCGAAGAACACTGTGAGCGCCGCAGGCAGCGCCACGCGATCTGTCGCAAAGCGAGCGACCTATCCTGTTCGTCGACTCTTCCGAGGCCGCTAATGTTTGACTGGCTCTACTTATGCTGCAATCAATGGATGCTCGACCTCTTCCTAGAGACCTTGCCGCCTATTGATAACCTACGACACGTCGTCGTCGTCGCTAACGCCCCGGGCATTAGCACAGATGACCCTCGTTGCCGCGTGGTGCAGTATGATGGACCAGCTCATCCATACAGCCTTTACGTAAAGCTCGACCTTTGTCGTTTCACAGACATCGACTTCTTGTATAGCGACGACGATGTCATATGCCTACGTGACCCAGCCTACTTAGGTACGGCATGGTGCACGGGCAGCCACTTAGACCGGCTAGGCACGTCAGTCCGGGACTTCGGTCTGTGCAAGATGCTTAGCGATGTCTGTGAATACGACTTTACACCTGTGGATGTTGGTTGCGATGCTGGCATCTACTACATGCGTCACGAACTCAAGCCTGAGTTCGAACGCTGCGTTAAAGAGTTCTTCAGTCACGAGCTATTCGCGCTCGTCTTCGACAACCCGAGCACGAACTGGTACCGCACCATCGATCAGCGCATCATGAGCGGGTTCTTCAATCGTCACGGGTACAACTTCATCAAGTCGACGCAGGACATCAAGGTCATCTACTCAATGCAGAGTACGATCATCAAGCGTCGAGCTCCAACCTTCTACCACTACGGCTGCTCGTCCCGCAAGAAGGAGGCGTGGCAGCTACTACGAGACACCTATGTGGGCTCAGCTTAACCACCACGACATTCAGAATAAGCTGTGGCGAACTAAGAAAAGGTTCGCGCTCGTTGCAGCTGGCCGAGGAAGCGGCAAGACTGAGCTTGCACGTCGGCGTATCGTTCGCTTTCTTCCGATCAAGAAGCCTTGGTCGAACCCGATGTACTTCTATGCGTTGCCTACGTATGGGCAAGCCAAGCGCGTAGCATGGGAAGAGATCAAGAAGCTCGTACCTAAGCACTGGATCGACGGTGAACCTAAGGACGGTGAGATGGTGATCAAGACTATCTTTGGCAGTAGTCTCTATGTCGTAGGGCTTGACAAGCCACAGCGCATTGAAGGAAACCAATGGGATGGTGGCATCATAGATGAGTTCAGCGATCAAAGGCCGGGTGTCTTTGATAAGTCCGTTCGTCCAGCACTCGCTCACAAGACAGGCTGGTGCTGGATGATCGGTGTGCCTAAGCGCTTCGGCATTGGTGCTGTTGAGTTCAAAGATAAGTTCTACCGATACATCGATGAGACAGCTGACCCTGACTTTCAATCGTTCACATGGTCAAGCGAGGACATTCTTACAGCCAGCGAGCTCGAGAGCGCACGTCGTAACTTATCGCTCGAGGACTACGACGAGCAGTTCCGAGCATCGTGGGTCAGCGTACGTGGCGCTGTCTTTCACGCGTTCCAAGAGGTCTTTAATGTAGTGTCAGAAGCAACGTATAAAGCTGACATGCCTATCGTCGTAGGCCAGGACTTTAACGTCGACCCAATGTCATGGGTCCTCTGCCACGTTGCAGCTAACGGCCTCGTTGCGTTTGACGAGCTACGCATCAACAACACTAACACGCAGGCTTCGCTGGATGCACTTCATCAAAAGTACGGGCACCATAAAGCGGGATGGATCTTCATTGGTGACGCGAGCGGTCGCGCGCGCAAGACCAGCGCTACATCCACAGACTACGTCATCATCAAGAACGACTCAAGGTTCCCGAACAAGACGATGTCGTACACGAGAGCTAACCCAGCCGTAGAAGATCGCAACGCTTCAGTCAATGCTCTATTGAATAACGCGAATAACGAGCGACGCCTATTCGTTAACCCGCGCTGCAAGTGGCTCATACGCGACTTAACTTCGCTGTCATACAAACCTAACACCCGCGAGATTCAACTAGGCCCAGGACTAGGCCACATGAGCGATGCACTGGGGTATATCGTCTACAGGCTATTCCCATTGAAAACTGATCACAAAATAAAATCATCGTTGGTGACGCGTGGTTAAGCAGCTTACGTCTAACATCATCGTAAACGAGACAGACAATGTACTGTCCCAAGCGCCCGGGTCGATCAAGTACGACAAGATACGACTGATGCGCAAAGACCCGACGATCTTTCTTGCAAGGCTGATGCTGCGGTCACCTATCATCGCGTCATCATGGACGATCGAGCGAGATGATGCTGAATTGCAGGTTATCGCAGACGAGGTGTCCACCCAGCTGATGCCTTTGAGATTTCGCTTCCTTGAGTCCGCGTCCCAAGGCCTCATCGACTTTGGGTGGCAAGCTTTTGAAAAGGTGTGGTCCATAGAGAATGGTCGCTACACGCTCAAGAAGCTGAAACCTTTACTTCAAGACGTCACTGACATTCTTGTAGACATTGACACTGGCAACTACATCGGAGTGAAGAATGGCACTGACGACGACGACGTCGAGCTGAAGCCTTTCGACTCGCTCCTGTTGAACATCAACGTTGAGTGCGACTATCATTACGGTCACTCGTACATGACTAACGCTGAACGCGCGTATGACGCGTCCGTTAGAGTTTCACGCAGCGCTGACATCTACGACAAGAAGATCGCAGGCGCCCACTGGCTGATTCGTTTCCCGGATGGTGGCGAGAGTTTGCATAACGGTGTGATGACACCTAATGACGTTATCGCCAAGGGCCTGTTGGATGCGCTTGAGAGCAGCGGTTCTTTCGCCATACCGCACAGAATACTCGACACGCTCGAGCAACTGTCAGGGACACAACCGCAAGCATGGCAGGTCGAGCTCATCGAATCATCAGGGAGCGGTGCTAACTTTGAAGAGAGGCTACAGCGCTGTGATCGAGAAAAGGTTAGAGCCTTCGGTGTACCTGAACGATCCATCCTTGAGGGTCAATTCGGTACGAAAGCCGAAGCGGATTCACATGGCGACTTCGCGTTGCTTGGCATTGACCTACTGAACCAAAGCATCGTCGAGCAACTTAACACACAGCTTGTGGATCAGATTCTCGAGCTCAATTATGGACCGCAGTACAAGAGCAGAGTGTATCTTAAAGCTCAACCGCTAAGCGATTCGTCTGTGTCTTACCTACGTCAGCTGTACTCGACGATCTTATCGAACCCCGACGGGTTCATCTCAGAGTCCGCATCACTAGACATTGACGCCATTCGAGACCGATTGCAGATTCCATACGTTGAGGTGCAAGATGCCTTTGGACCGTAACACTTTAGAGTTAACTGTTGGTCGTGATAACGTTCGTAAGTGGGCTGACATGGACAATGACGGCGACGAAGCCGACATCGAGCGTCGCGTAGAGCACGCTCTCGAGTGGGCCGCGCTGCACTTCAGCTCGCTCGCGCCTGGCGCTCCTAGCAACACCGTCTCAAACGATGTCATACTGAAGTTCGCTGCAATATGGCTCTATGAATCGCGCGGCCGTGCAGAGGAAGATGCCACGCGTAGCCCTGTGGCACACTTACGAAAGTACTGTCACACGTGGGTTGACGCGTATAACAAGTCCACTATTCGTTTCACACCTCACACAGCACCGAGCATCATATGAGTTCTGACCGGCTTTACTGGTATCGTCTCAAGGTCACGCGTATCATCGACGGTGACACATTTGAGGTCGTAATCGATAAGGGTCATCGAGACTACGCTGAACGGCGTGTACGCCTATATGGCGTCGACGCCTACGAGAAGAACACGGAGCTTGGCTGGCGCGCCTATGAGATAGCTACCGACTTTCTTGTTCTCAACACGTGGTACTTTGCCAAGTCTCACCAAGACAAGATCGATTCGTTCGGCCGGTATCTTTACGAGATCTTTCTTGACGACGGGTGCACCGTGTCTCTTGGACAGATGCTTATCGATAATAACGTCGCGGTACCTAGGACGCGCTAATGCAAAACATCACCGCCCTGCAGACACGTGAACTCGCTCGCGTCGAGAACTCGATGGCGCTTGAGATACGAAAGGTGATGACGGCGTTTAAGCTCATTGCGATTCGTAGAGTTGCGCGCGGTGATTCGAGCATAATAACTCAAAAGGAAATCGATCGCCTAGTTCGAGTTATAGCTGCCGGGATGGCTGCTGCCTCGTCATTCGGGCAACGTAGAGCGCGTTTAAATGCACGCGTGGTAAAGGCTAGTATTATTGATCGGTTCGAAGACGATATGTCGTATATGCCACAATCGTTACAACTAGTGACCGACTTTACCACGTCGATAAACGCCGACATAAACCAGTTCACTAGAGACCTCATCTCAGAGAATCTTCCAGTGTCGACGATGAAGCGCAAACTATCAGAGCGCTTTGCAGCATTAGGCGTCAGCCCTACGAATGCGTATCAGCTCGAGAACATCGCCCGCACTCAGGCGCAGATTACTTATAACGCAGCTAAGTATCGAGAAGAGCAGCAGGATTACATACAGGAAATTCTCTGGGGCTATAAGTATGTAACGACCGGCGACGAACGTGTAAGGGCTGAACACGCTGTTCTTGAAGGTGTAACTTTGCCCAAAGACGATCCATTCTGGAAGCGGTATTATCCACCAAACGGGTGGTCGTGTAGGTGTCAAGTGATACCTATCTTTGAAACACGAAAGATCAAGAGACCACCTAAGAACGTTGCGCCACCTGACCCTAAGTTCGCTAACACACCTGATCGCATATGATAACAGATGCACTCTACTTGACGATGTCCGGCAGCTTAGACGTGGCTGGTTCGGGCCTCATATGGGAGAAAGAGGTCATCTATGTCGCTGAGTTTACGAAAGGGAAGCAAGAGTTCCGCGTCGATGAGAAACTCATCGACCACTGGATTAAAGAGTTCGGCATAATGTCTCAGCATGGCTTCAAAGTCAAGCTGCCAGTTGAACACACTTTTGATCCTGAGAAGAACAGGGGCCACGCCATTGCTTTTACTAAGAAGCTCGACTCTAAAGGTCGTATCGGCATGTTCGCTACTCTCGAGTTCTTAGATGCTGAAGCTGCGAAGCTTGCTCGCTCAACAGACGTAAGCATCTATTCTCCGCCTACATATCAGATGGGGAATGGGTATACTGCGAATAGACCGATAACGCATGTCGCGTTAACTGATTATCCTGTCGTACCCGGCCTCGATCCTTTTGAGACGTTGGCCGCTTCGCTTAAAGAGGTGATGGAGATGTCAATCAAAGACTTAGCTGCGAAGCTGAGCATGTCGATCCCAGCTGAAGTTACCGATGATGACGCGATCTCTGAGCTCATCGTCGCCGAGGTAACAAAGCTCAGGTCCGCGGCCGCAGATGCGACCAAGCCGAACGATAAGACCGCGGCTATGGAAGCGTCGATGACCAAGATGATGAAGGAACTTCGCTCTACCAAGATCGATGCACTCGTATTGGACTGCAAACTGACTCCTGCTGAGGCTACTCAGTGGAAGAAGACGTACTCTGAACCTACCACGGTTAGCTTCAGCGTCAATGACGGTTTTGACTCAGCGTTCTCTCTCGCGGCTCAACGGACTCCGATCGCTAAACTAGGCGAGAAGACCGCGTCGCAGTACAATTTCGATCCCGAAACCAATCCTCTGATGAAAGACGCAAAGCGTCGGGCTGGAGCGTAACACGTGCCAAGCACAACACAAAAAGCTAACATCGGCGACCTCATGATGAGCGAATATCATGAGTCGTACAACTTCGAAGCGCTGTTCCTGGCAGCCGCCGTTACGGTGCCGGTGAATGCGGAAGTCCTCGGGTACCCAGTAGTGGTGTCTGGCACGACCGCCACCATCCAAACTGCGGCCCAGGTCACTGCGTTCACCGCTGCGTCATCGTGCAATGTCATTGCCGACGACACGCCAGCTGTCGCCGCATTTTCAGCGGTGGCTTCAACAGTCAAGTACCGCGTCTTGCGACGTGGCCCCGCCATCGTTCATCGTTCAGGTCTCAGGACGGCTGATCCCGCAGCAGCCAACTACGATATGACCAAGTTCATCGCTGCGCTTCTCGTCGCCGGCATCGTTGTTGTCAACGAAACCGGTCTGACCGCCACGATCTCTTAAGGAGGCTGCTTTGCTTGACATCTTCACCGGTGACGCCTTTGGCGTCATCTCATTAACGAGCTCGATGGAGATTCTTCCTGTGATGCCAACTCGACTGAGCGAGTTGGGTCTCTTTTCCGAAGAGGGGGTTAGCACCACCACTGTCGGGATTGAGTTCAGGAACGGATCGCTGTCGCTCATTCCAACCCAACCTCGAGGCACGATGCCCGAGTACGGGCGTGACGAAAAGCGTATCGTACGCACGTTCGCCATTCCTCACATCCCGAAGAACGGGTCCATCAAAGCTGAAGAGGTTCAAAACCTCCGAGCCTTTGGTAGCAATGATTCAACCCAAGCCGTAGCTGCGGTCGTGAACACCAAGCTAACTGGGTTGAAGCAAGACCACGAGTTCACCGCTGAATGGCACAAGATGGGTGCGCTTCGAGGTGTACTGTTGGACGCTGACGGCACAACCGTCATCTACAACATCTTCAACGAGTTTGGCATCAGCGAGACTAACGTCAACTTTCCAATGGCGACCGCTAACGGTGTAGCAACTGCCGCACGCACCGTAGGTCGTAATATGCGAACGGCGTTGGGCCAGTTGACGTACCGATCGCTTCGCGCACTCTGCAGCCCGTCGTTCTTTGAATCATTCATCAACAGCGTGGATGTGAAAGCAGCGTACGATAAGTGGCAGGACGGTCAGTTCTTCCGTGATGAGCAGCGTAAAGGTTTCCTTTACCAAGGCATCTATTGGGAAGAGTTCGACGCTTCGGTCGGTGCGACGCCGTACGTCCCGGTGAACAACTGTCGGTTCATTGCTGAAGGCGTACCTGGTCTCTTTAAGCGGTACAATGCGCCCGCTGACTTTATGGAGACCGTGAACACTGTCGGCAAGGCGTACTACGCGAAGCAAGAACCTCAGCGCTTTGGCAAGGGTGTAGACCTTCACACCCAGTCAAACCCGCTTCACATCTGCGTACGACCGCAGACACTCATCCGAGGCACTGCAACCTAAGATGATTGAGACGAATGTCACAATCTCACTAGACAAGCTTAAGCTGTGGCGGAAGTCAATTCGGTCACAGCTTAAGCAGTCTTCTGCCGGCCCTCTTACTGATGTCTTTAAACAGTGGGCCGTACGCTACCGTTCTTTCGCGCAAGAACGGTTTGATCGAGCAAGTAAGGGCGATGGTACGTGGGAGCCGCTGTCTCCATCTACGATAGCTCGCCGTAGAAAAGGCTCGTCGACAATTCTTCGCGACACGGGCACGTTGTTCGCGGCACTAGCACCGATGTGGGCTGCGCAACCTGGCAGCATCAACGAACTCATAGACGGCGGTGTGAGAGTAGGCTTTGGAGGCTCGGCGTCTCACCCTGAAGGCTTCGCAACTATCGCACAGATCGCCAGCTACCATCAAACTGGCGGCGGTCGGCTACCTAAGCGCGAGATTATCGTACAACCAACGTCAGCTGTAATAAGCGCGTTTGCATCTGATCTTGAAAGGGCTCTAAAGAATGCTGAATGAAATTTACAACTTCATATTCAATCAGTTAAAGCGCACTGCACCGGACTTCATACGCGATGGTAACATGCAAGCGATGACTGAGTCGGACTTCTCAGCCAAAAGAGCAGTGTCAACGTCTGACTTCCCTGAGATACAGATGGGGCTCGTTCGCGTAGTAGGCCCCCTGTCGTCTACGTCCTCACACTCTAAGTATGAACTCGAGTACGACATAAGCGTAGCGAGTGGTGACTTGACGCAAGAGCGTATTAACGACATAATGTGGTGGCTCATGACCCGTGTTCAGTACCTCAACATGAATAGGGGTATATTCGACTATAAGAGTTCCCAGCCTATTACGTCCGTTACGTTTTCGGATAGCGTGGTAGGGCTAAAGGTAGAAGAAAAGATGCGAAGTATCGTCGGCTTTTCTTCAGTGTCTAAGATAAGGGTTTTAGTCAATGTACCGCATCATCTGTTCATTCCTACTAATTGTGACAATGTGTAACGGCGTCTTCGCGCAGGACAAGCCACCGCCCGAAAAGAAGTCGCCTGTCGTATTTCAAGACGAAGCAACACCGCAGTCACTCACGTCGTTTCGTCGCTCGCTGGTTCGAGCCGCTGAAGAAGCCCATGATTCCGGCGAGATCACGCGTGGAGAGCTGTTCAAGATCCGCATCTCGTCCCTCAGCCGCCCAGTTTTGAGGCAGATGCAACAAGCAGTTGCTGAACAGGCTGTACACGAAGGCAAAATCGTCGCAGGCTCACCGATGAGCGCAGTGAACTGGGACAACCTGCTCCAGTTTATTAAAGAGTTGCTACCAATCATCCTCGAAATCGTCAAGATGTTCTCCTAACATGCGATCACTGCTCCTATTATTAACTTTGACGTCGTCGGCATTTGCACAGATCGAGACCTCCGTCTCGAAAGTGAAAGTGTTCGACGGCGTCGTTGGTGCTCGACCCGTCGGAAGTCTCCTCTTCATTGACGCTGTTAGCGAGCCTAAGCTTATTGATGCCGCCATCATTAAGATCGTAACCCCTGCAAAGTTTGTTAGGGTTCGCGCAAGATTCAAAGGTACATTTGACCTCATGCCCTTACAGAAGATAAGTGAGACCGAGCATGCGCTCATTGGGCAAGGTCGTTTCGCTGTTGAGATCACGACGTTCGACCCTACGATGGGGATTGATGATGCCGTTGTTGATGTGGAACTGCAAGAGCTGGAACCAGATCTTCCTGACAGTGGTAAGTTTGATGGCATTGCAGCTCGCGTTAGGTCTTGGTCGAAAGGCTTACCGAAAAATAAGGAGCTAGCGGCTTGCTATGCGGACGCGTCACGTCGTTTACTAGAAGAGCCCGCAATGACAATCAACATCGCGGCTGATCAAATAGTCGTCTGTAGAAACAAAGTGCTGCAAAATGGCATCCAGGGCTATACAAAGTTCATTGAGGAGCTAAACTCGGATCTTAAATCCCGTTGGAGTTCCGCCCCGTTCACCAAAACGCTAATGTCGGAATACTACCAAGAAGTTTCAAGAGGCCTGTCTAATGAATAACTTTCAAGGCTGGGGTCCACCGGACAATACATCTGTTGAAGACAGACTCACGCACGAGCGTCGAGGCTTCGATCGTCTGTACAGCGACATGCCTGTGTTAGCTGGAAAACGATCTGGAGCGCCGTTAACGAACCTAATGACTGAAAGATGGGAGCAGTTTCAGTCAGGCAAAGGGAGAGGTGCTGGTTCGTTCGACTTGACGCTCGTGCAGGAGTTTACTTGGGGCAAGGGCTTTGACTGGCTGCCTCAGATCATTGGGAGCTGCGTTGCTAGCAACACACTCCGTCCTTGGGTGACTCGATCCTGCTACCAGATCGGTATGCGGGGTGATGGGAGCGAGTTTCTTGGACGAAATGAATTCTCACCATTCAACTTATCATTCTATGCGCCGTTCTCATACGGTGAGGCACGCCGTCGGGCTAACATGAAAGGCGCAACATCGCGCGATGACGGGTTGTACTGCGAGGCTATGTACAACTCTCTCACAAAATGTGGAGTGCTACCGTGCAGCACGCCTGTGCTCATTGATTTACTTAAGAGACTTAACGTCGCTGGCGAGCGTGACTTCCCAGAGCCTCAGAATGCTCAAGTGTACCGCCAGTTTGGCAACTGGCAGCATCTCGATGAGCTGATCAAGTATTGCGACTTCAGGCTGCTTGAAACTCAAACACTAACAACTGCCGACGAGCTGTTAGCCGCGGGCAAAGAGTTTAAGCCCGCGTCTGTATGTAGCCCTGTCGCAATTCGTAAGATCGGGACGCATAAAGACGGTTTCGACATTCACGCCCGGGACCCTAACAACACGTGGATGCACTGCATGAGTTTCCAAGGATTCGTCTTGTCATCAGACGGCAAGGTGTTTCAGAAACTTTGCAACAAGTCATGGGGCCCTGAACGCGTATACAACGTACCCATCGAAGAAGTCGATGCCTGGTTCAAGCGTAAGATTCTTACCGTCCAGACCATCGGCGAAATCGATCTTCCCAAGTCAGTACCATTCACTTAATGGAGACCGTGGTGGATGTTAGAACAGGAGTTATCTTCTATGCCACAGTGTGGCTCATCGGGTTCACGACCGCATTTGTTCGCGTATTGCGCGATGACGATTATAAATCTCTTGTGCACTGCATTAGTGTCAGTAGTGCATCTGGATTTTTCTGCTTCGCAGTCATTAGCATTACTGGCGATGATAACGTTAATGATATCAGTAGAAACTGGTATTGGCTGGGTGTTGCAGCACTTATGGGTTTAGCTGTTAAAGAGCAAGATGCGATCGCTCGAGCATTGCTCTCTAAGATCTTAAAGGTGTTTACCGATGACGACATTAGGCCCTAAGCCAAAACGCGTAGACATATACGTTACCCGTGGCCTAACGTGGGCTAAGGGCCTACGCATTAGTCTTGAGAACGGTACGTATCTTGACCTTACAGGTCACGCGTTTGTCGGTGGCATCCGCAAGACAGCTTCATCGCCTTCGTTCTATCAATTCTCATTCTCACAGTTGTCGGCCACTACATTCAAGTGGGAACTACTTAGCAGCGTGTCAAGCTCGATGCCTGTAGGCTGCAATGAGTCCGATCCTGCTTCGAAGTACGTGTACGACATCATCTGGACTCGCCCAGGGAACGATCCCGTGTGCATCATGAAAGGCGTGGTTACACTTAACCCGAAGGTGACATGAGCGACGTACTTGATGTACACATTATCGACGACTATGATGTTATCGTAGAGCTGACTAATAGCGTCGTGTATGTTAGTTCGGCTTCAACCGGCGACTTCGTCAGTTATGCGCAAGAGCAGCAACTTACTTTGACGCAGCATCGTCAGGTACGTCGTAACCTTAACATGGGTTCAGCCCCGACATTGACTTATAACGTTAATGGGCGACTGACATCCATTGCGTATGCCGACGGTTCGTCTAAGACATTCACGTACGACGTCAACAGTGTCTTAACTACGGTACAATTCACAGCCGGCTCACGAGTGTACACCAAGAGTTTATCGTACGCTGACGGGCGGCTTGCTAGTATCACAGAGACGATCATTGGAGTATAATACGATATGGTAGACTCTACTCTCCCTGTTGTTCTTAACGTACTCGACGTGGTAATTGGCGCGCCCGAATATGTCGTGGCGGTCCCGCTAGTGATCACGAGCCTTTTAGACTTCGTACAGTGCTGTAGACGTAACGAAGCAACTAAGCCAGACTGTGCCTTCTTGGGTGCCACTGTCTTGGGAATTGACCCTATGGAGATCGACAATGAAGTCAGCGGTTGAGCAGGTGTTTAACGGGTCGATACCTCAAGTTGCGATCGGCAGCGCATACGACCCCTTAAAGATAAATAGAGGCAAACACACGGGTCAGTTTAACCTAGGCTCAGGACTGAGCGACAAGTTTATAGGGCCAGCACCCTTAGGTGTCGGGAATCTTGCAGAGACGTCGCTCGCCATACCTAGTGCGTTTATTCATCCTGTGAAGATAGTCAATGACCTCTTTTGGGTTTTTGGATCGGACGTAGCAACTGCAGGTGCCACTCGTCGTGTTCAACTTTGGACGTACGTACCCTCAACAGCAACGTACACGTTCGTAGGGGCCGTAACCTTGACGCTCCCGACAGCCACCGCTCACACAGTTCGCGGCTTACGCGCAGTGCTTACGAACTACTCCACTGGCACTGTGTCAGTTAGCGGCGCAAGCGTCACTGGGTTAGGCTCATCTTGGCTTACAGGTTTAAGCGTTGGCTCTAGGATCGGGTTCGGCTCTATTGACCCGAACCAGATCAGTACGTGGTTCCAGATATCCAACATCTCGAACGATACGTCATTGACACTAACAGCTAATGCAGGCAGCTTCCCGGCAGGCACACCTTATGTGATACAGGACTTGATGATCGTCCAAGCGACCACGAACGCCACGGTTACTAATGGTGGCATCTTCGTAACTAAAGGGCTTAGGTTTGAAGACTTTACTAACCCGGCAACGACGATCCCGGCAGCTACGACCGTAGACAAGATTAAAGCAGTGTACTGGCTTAGAGATGCTGCAACCGTTACGACAACGATAGCTGGCGGTTGTGCATTAGGCGACCTCGACTCCTTAACTCAACAGTACGCGTACGTACCGCACAACACAGCTAGCGTCGCGATTCATCGATATAACATCAGAGCTCCGCTTACGTTAGTCGCAGGCGGCGCTACGTTAACGGGATCTGACATACTTATCACTGGGTCTCAAGCTGTCCCTGGTACGTTGTCGCAGGTCAATAACGGGAGAGTAGCCACACTTCAACACGGGCCCGGGTCAGGCGTACCTTCGTTGTACTTACTAACGACAACCCGTGTACTTAGGGCACCTTTGAGCAGTATTACAGCGGGGAACACTTCATGGTTAGCTGATTCAATGTCTGAGGTCCCAACAGGCGGTGTGTCGACTAATTTAAGCTCCGGATCTTCGCCTTTTGCAGCCTTTGACATCGCAACCAGCATAGACAAGATTGTGATAGCAGTCGGCGGCGCAGTTCCCACTGGTGCATTGTATGTTACCGACTATAATACTGGCGGCCTTCAATTAGACAGGCGAGCATCTTGCGCAACAGGTCAGGTACCGTCGTCTCTTAGGGACCTCGACAGCCCGATACACATTCATTACATCACGTCGTCCGTCCCATCGCTATGGGTTGAGGATGGTTGGTTATTCTGGGTGTATTCAACTGGGTCCACTACCACGTTAAACGCCTTCACCGCGTACCCATTAGCAGCTGACATTGATTTTGAAGCTGACGTACCTAATCGCATCATATGCCCTAAGATGTCATTAGGGTCTATCCCTTCAAAGCTATATCGTGTAGCGGTGAATGCAGTACAGAACCTCGGCAGCATCGCTCTCGGTGTCGCGCCTGATATGTTCAAGACCCACGTCAGGACCTCTGGGATTGATACTAACACTGGCGTATGGGTCGATGTGCCTCCGAATGGTGACTTAAGTGGCTTGGATGCCAATGGCGACATTCAGTTCTCATTTACGTTTCGTACGGTCGGGACCGTAATGCTGCCGGCACGCATTCAGTCTCTCGCTCTGATCTATGAGACTGAAGACTCGCTGCCAAGTCAGTACCGGTGGAACTTCGGTGACTTTAACCAGACCTCGGGCACCTTCGCGTTTAAGCAGGCTGAACTTTTCAACATCGCGGTCCCGCTTCACACCATCAACATATACCGCGCTGACACAAATGCGCTCGTCTTGACACAGACTAGCGCGGAGACCACTAATGGTACGTTCGAATACTTCAATGGATCGACCTGGGTCGTAGGCTTGGGCCTAGACATCATCGGCACGCGTCGTAGATTCGTCCCAACTGGATCGCTGCCCGGCGGCGTTGACCTTTATGCGAAGTTAACGGTGGCGTAATGGCATTAGAAGCAGCCGGCGGTGTTGTCCTAATACGATTAGACGACATGCCTGGCATCGTGCAAGATATGCTAGTCGTGCGTCTCCCTGTGTACGGCGCACGGCTCCCAGTTTCCCTGCCGACAACATACATATTTCAAGCAGCTGACGGGCCGGTCATTATCAACCGATCCTCAAGCGCTCGAGCACGGCGGTTTATCCTTTGCAGGAGAAGCACATTGTCATACTTAAGACAATCGACTAGTGTTACGGTTACTGTTGGCCCAGTGATAGACAGTTCTGGGAACGTTGTAACGACAGCTGTACGCGCTGACTTTAAAATTTCAAAGGCTGGCGTCACCTCTGTGCTGCCTGCTGCTTCTGTTGTTCATGACTCTAATGGTGTTTACAGCATAACATTGACGGGCAGTAACGTCGATACGCTTGGGCTCTTTGACATATTCATGGGCAACCCGTCTATGTCCATGAGTGTCGCTAGTTATCGAGTTTTGGCACCGGATAGCTTCGACACTATGATGACATTGTTACCAGGTTCGCTGGACGCCGTGCTAAACGAAGCAGCATCTGCAGCAAGTGCTGCGGGATCAGCTGATATGAAGCTCAACAGTAAGCCATCATTGGCTGCAATTGAAGAGTCAGCAGTCCTCGCTAAGCAGATTACGAGCGAGACCATTCAGACTTCTATACAGAACCTGACTGACAGATCCGCAAAGATAAACGTTTGGGGTACGTCGCTCTTGGAGATCCCAGACACTGGCTCAACGTCATATGCTTTCACGGTCGTGATAAAAGACGACGAAGACAGGCTAGTCGACCTTGACTCGATCCCGACTGTCATCGCGACAAATGCAGCAAACGCAAACCGCTCAACGAACCTGTCAGCGGTTACACTTCACTCGACTGGAGTTTACCGTTTCACGTACACAGTAGCTAACACTCACGTAGCTGAAAGCCTGCGCATCGCCGTGTCTGGTACCGTATCAGGCGAAGCGCGCTACTCTGAGTGGATAGGTGCTGTTGTGGATTACAACAGCATAACTCTTCTTCAGCAGATTCAACTCGACTTGGCAGCTAAACCGACATTGTCGCAGATGGAGTCGTCAGCACTCGCTAAAGAAAGCACAGTCGCGTTAGTGCCCACGACAACTCGTGACTTAGTGTATAGTGCGATGCCCGACGGTCCTTGGCCTGATGGTTCTTTCGGCGACCGCTTACTGATCTCGAACAATAACAATCGGTCTGTCGGCGTTACGGGAGCAGGATCTGGTCATGTCCACTGTGTTGTGCACGAGATTGTCGAGAATGCTTTCACTGGGCCAGCTATCGACGCTACAGCTGTCGTTAAGCTACAAAATGGATTGGCATTGCAGAGCACGCTTCTAATAGTCGATAAATGCACGAGTCTTATTCCCGCATTGTTGTAGGTATAACCATATAGGAGGACACCATGGGAGTCTATACGGGCCATCTAGGGGCCATAAACGGCATATCAAACGTTAGGAATTGGACGATCGAAGATACGTCCGACCCAAAAACAGCTGTCACATCGGCTACTCGCCGAGGCACCGCCCGTAAAGGTGGTGTTAGGAGTTGGACGGGCACGTTCTCTCAATATGGAGCTAGCCCTTCTTACATGCCGGGTGACACGATCCCATTCGTAGGGTATCGTAACTCGGCTACCGACATACGCAACACTGCCGGTATTCGTAGTACTGGTGATGTTATCGTAGACAGTGTAGCGCTTGCTTGGAACTGGAACGCTAACGAGATTCTTAGCACAGTCACTAACTTTAGCGGCGACGGTGTTTTGACACACGCTTCTGGTGCAGGAGTTCTTGACGCGACGGTTCCTGAGTTCCGAACCCCGTGCGGTACAAACGTAATGCTCAGCGAAGCTGTACTGCCTGACGTGCTCACTGCTTCACTCACGTTCAGCATATCGAATCAGGCTGTCGTGAGTTCGTCAACCTACGACGCTGTCAGTGGTGCATGCTGGACGAAGCGGAAGCGAGGGTCTGCACTCGACTTCACGTTGGCAATCACACAGTACAATGAAGCAGGGATTGCGCCAGTCGCGATCAGCGATGACGCGATCGTTAAGCTCTTCGTTAACACTACTGACTTCTGGGAACTTAAGTGGTGCCAGCTTCAAGGTGTCACTGGAGTTAGCGTTGACGTTGAGACCGGTGCTATCATTCAGCAGACTCTTAATCTTAACTTCAATGGCGTTAGGAATGGTGCGCTAGGGCACATCCGAAGGCCTGGTTCTGCAACCGATTACTGGCCATCAACACCATGACGCACGCTCATATCACAGGCGCTTCATCACCTATTAAGCTGGGTGGGGTGGTGTACAACGTGTCTCCGCTCACCGACAAAGACATCGCCGAGCTAGACGCCTACGTACGTCATGTGCACATCCAGACGGCCATAGACGCGTCAGCGAACCAGACATCGAGCATGATCGACAGATTAGTGAATGCCGCCGTCTACCAAGCGTCATCGATCACGTTCATGTCACCTCAAGGCGCAGCTATCATTAAGAGCCAAGATGGTGTTGCGCGTATTCTTTGGCACGGCCTTAAGCATAATCATCCCGATCTCACACATGAGCGGGTTCGCCAGATGATGTACGATAAGACGACGATTGCTGAGGCAAATAGAGTCTTCAAAGAGCTTAATGTAGATCCGCTCGCGGAGGTAGCGGCCCGGGGAAAAGCGCTGGCGGCCGCTCAATCTCGCAGGAAGAAGTCTACCTCGAGATTATCAAAAGGTACAAGATCACGCCCAAAGAAATAGCAGAGCTTACGCGCTATCAACAGTACGCACTACTTGGCATGATAGAGCCCAAGCATAAAACATTTGACACGCTCGAGGACTATCACGAATGGCTAACGAAGCGGTCATAGACATCAAGGCGAATAATCGCAAGCTTGAGTCAGATCTTGACGAGTCAGAAGCCCTAGTGAAGCAGTTCGCAGGTGGTGTCAAGATCGCACTTGCAGCTGTAGCTGGTGCATTTGTATTTGGTGCGGTAAAAGACACCATATCGGGTTGGATCAGCGACGCGTCCGGTGCCAGTGATGCGACTGCAAAGTTAGCAGCGGTTATCACCTCTACGGGAGGCGCCGCTGGCTACACCGCAGATCAGCTGGCGCAGATGGCCGACGAACTTGAAAAGACCACTGGGATTCAAGCTGAGTCAATCCAACAAGCTCAAGCGCTCTTGCTTACGTTCGATAACGTAAGAGGTGATCAGTTCCAAAAAGCGACTGATCTTGCAACTGACCTCGCTACAACGTTGGGAGTCGATGTCACAGCCGCTGCGCGTATGGTCGGCAAGGCGCTCGACGATCCTGTTGATGCAGTCAACGCGCTCGCCCGAGCAGGTGTTGACTTCACCGACGAACAAAAGGAGATGATCCAGACGATGGCTGAGTCTGGAGACGTCCTCGGCGCGCAAGAGCTAATACTGTCAGCGCTTGAGGGTAAAGTAGGCGGTGTAGCTGAAGCGATGGGTAAGACGTTCTCTGGGCAAGTCGCTATCTTAGGTGCGAAGTTCGGTGACCTCGGTGAGACAATTGGAGGGGCACTCATCCCTTACATCGAGGCGTTACTGCCAGCAGCTGAGATCGCGATACAAGGCGCACAGGCTCTTCTTGATATCTTCGCAGAATTCGCTGGGGCTGGTGAAGACTTTCAGACTTCGTTCGCGGACAGCATTGTCGAAGCTCTTCGGACAGTAGTCACGTTCGGTGTCGACACCTTCACGTATCTGATGGCAGTCTCAGAGACTTGGAGCATGCAGTCTGAGCGTGATACGCTCGCGGTGTACTTATCTTTCACTACTCTTTTCGAAGATCTCAAGCACTGGTTCACCGAGGCGATGCCGGCCTACTTGAAATGGTTCGGCGAAAACTGGACAAACATGTTCGATGACGTTGCGAATTACACGTCAACGGTTGTCTCGAACATGTGGACTAACCTAAAGAACTTCTTCAGTAACATTTGGAAGTGGCTGTCCGGTGAGGAGACTTCATTCGAGTGGAAGGGGTTAACTGAAGGTTTCGAAGCAACTACTAAAGCACTGCCCGAGATCGCAAAGCGCAACTTAACAGACACGGAGACCTATCTTAAGGACTCCATAGCGCAAATGGACGATGATATCGCAGCAGTGTATGCACGTCGTAAGCAAGAAGGCGATGCGTTCATCGAGACTATGTTTAAGCGTGACAAGAAAGTCAAAACTGACTTCGAAACCACAGAGTCGAAAGAGCGACGAAAGCTAGGTAAAGAAGAGAAACCCAAAGAGGACAAGTCCAAAGAAGATAAGTCCAAAGAAGCCAAGACTAAAGAGGACAAACCTAAAGAGCAAGCGCAGCCTAAAGAACCAGTGATATCGGGAGGCCAAACAGTTGGTGTAGAGGAGCTTTACGACCGAATAAGCCAAGCATCTGCAAAGTCGCCCGAGGTTGATGTGAATGCGCAACAGCAGGCTATGGCTTTGATGCAGATGTTTAAGCCTATCACACAAGATCAACAAGTTGCAGCTGATAAGGAAAGGCAAGAAGATGAGAATCTCGAGATCGCGAATGTGAACGTACCTGCACCGCCGGAAGTACCAGTGATGCGCAAGGAGAATTTCGCTAGTAAGGAGACCGTAGACTACTCTAATGTTTTCACCTTGATGGTACAGAAGTTAGGTAATGTCGAGTACGCAGTTGACCGTGTGGCAGTCGCAATTAAAGAGCTTGATGTAGGAGCTGTGATCTAATGGGGCTTTACTCTAATGTTGTCGCATGTGAAGAAGTTCATGGCTCTAAGAAAGAGTCAGCCTCGCTAACTGGCTTTAACGCTTCAGTGTCACTCAAGTGTGCATATGCCGATAGGTACGACCTCGTGGACGACCTGATAAGCAATGCTAGATCCTGGCCCGACTTCGCACTCGCAAAGGCAAGGCAGGCTTCTATATCTCCAGTGTATGCCAAGTACACTACACCAGCTGGTCATCAAACCTGCGAGTACGAGGACGCTGTTGTCACTGTGACGTACAGCACAGAGGCGGATCGAGACTTGATCACTGAATCGATTGAACCCACAGCTGAGTTCAGAACGCTCGACCACCGTAATTATCGATGGTCGTCTGCTAATGGCCTGTTGCTTAATGAGAACGAGACACCCGGGCAGCTCATTCGTGGCCTTAACATCGTGCGAACGCTACATAATGTACCCGCGGTGCCGGCTGCGCTCTTAACACTGCCAGGTACGGTGAACCTTGCAGCGTACACATCCGTCTTACTTGGGCTAACGTTTGCGCCTGAGACGCTGCTGTTCGGCATCCAACCTATCACGCGAAGTATAAAGCTAAGCGGCAGCACTGGGTATAATGTCACTGTGAAGATGTCGTATAAGGCATCAACGTGGAACAGATTTTGGAATCAGAAGACAAACAGTTACGAACCTATCTATGAGTACGGTGGCGGCGTCGTTAAACCGTATGTCCCGCTCTCTTTTTCGGACTTCCTATTCTAATGTACGTCCCTGGAGATAAGGTCAAAAAAGAGCATCTCAATGCACTGATAGCGTTGCTTGGCGACGGCTTTTCAGGCGAAGGCTTCGTGTCGTCACAAGGAGATATTGTACAGAAGACTAGGCCCAAGCCAACTGATGATGTCGTTATCATTCCTCAGCAGGCGATGCCCCGCTACTCAGCGTATGTTGTCACTAATAATAACGGGCTAGATCCTTTTGCGTACGATGCCGACACTAAGAAGCCTTTGATGAAGGTGACACGACTCGATGTGCAAAGCAGCGGTGACGCGTTGATGGTCACTAACGACGGCGTGGCGATTTCAGCAAACCAACGAGGGTATGGTCGCATCCTACGTGAAGGTGAATTTGCTTGGGTGCAAGCGGACGAGAACTGCACAGGTCCATGCGGCATCGACCCGTCAACAGGCAAGCTAAAGCAAGGATGGCCTGGTTTCATATCTGGAGGTTTCGCTAACATTGATGGCGCATTATGCGCATACGTCACTAGGTATCGAAGCCTCCTTATCGGAAAGGCCGTATCCGGTGGCGGTGGCCAGTGGTCTCGTGTTAATGTAACTCTTTACAAGACGAACGTCAACATAGGTCCTCTTCCCGCAGGATTAGCAGTTCCTCCACTGACGACTGCCGTCATACCGTCTATAAATCTTGCACCTAGCACAGTGCGTGTTGGTGGTACCTGTCTCTTGGTCCCTAATAATGGGCTTTACTTTTGTGTTGAGGTTTGCTAATGCCTTTAGGTAAGTGCTGTTGCTGTTGTCAAGATGACCCTACTTGCCCGTGTGTATGTGTAACCAGGAACGCCTGTGAAACAACGCTAGTGATCACTGGGAATCACCCTGCAACCCTAAAGTTTCCTATAGAGTACACTCGCAACCCAGAGTCGTTCCCTCCTCAGGTTGACTTCTGCGGCTTAGAGGGTTGTGCTCCAGTTAATAGGCTAGCGTCTAGTAATCACACACAGCTGCGGTCTTGGTCTGAACAGGATAAGTTCTGGGATGATGCGTCTGCCACTATTAAGGTCTGCTGTGGAGAGATAGACTGCGTCGGGTGCGGACCGTTAGCATCCGCCGGTACACTTACGGCAAAGGCTGTTAAGACATCTTCAAGATGCTATAGGGCTGATCTTAGGTACTCTAGCTTAGAAGTGAAGATACGCCGTGATCGTAAAGAGATCGGCGGTATCTCTGTGTGCGGCATATCCGTTAGGGCGAACTTAACATTCAAAAGATACCTTACAGTCCAAGACCACACGTGTATATACTTTTCCGCTAGGCGAGTGCTCGGCGGTGCGCCTTGCGGCAGCATTAGCATACCTAGTGATGAGTTCATTACGTGTGGTTGGTGTGAAGTCAATAACGTAAAAGTTGGAAGCTTCTCGTCGCCCAACGTATCAGGTGCACCTTTCCCTTCTCCACCAGCTGGCTGTGACCCATTAACTGACGGCGAGTGGGATGATCCTGACCCGGAAGACATCCCGCCTTGGGATGGTTTTCCTTACAACTTCTTGTATGATAACGACAGGCAGCTGGAAACATTTTGCATTGTTAGAGAGAAGTTCATTCCAGGAGCAACTGACATCGGTTGCAATGCGTCCTTTACAGTTACACTAACGGCAGATGACACTATATCAGACGAAGAGCCAAACTTCCCAGAGCCGAACACGTGGCCCTGTTGTGGTAAGTCCGAGATAAGTCAATGGTACGGGTACTCATACTGCCAGGCTACACATGCTGACCCTTACGTATGTGGGGAGTACATTTGCCCTATTAACCCGTCGCCCGTTGTGGCTTGCCCATCATATAGCGGCTTTGGATTCTTTCAAGGGCGTAACTTAGACTGCCTAGGTGAGTTCGGGTCTAACTGGACGGTGGACCTTGCAGGGCTCATATCGAGTACAGGCAGTGCTCAGCAGTACTGTAACAGCAGTTTTGATCCTTTGCTCGGCGGATCCATCACTGTCGATAGGTGCGCCTTCGCATGCGCAACGTCCAGGAACCGCGGATACACGCTTGATTATGACATCGTCAATCAGACCCTACTTTTCGGAGAGGCATTAGACTCATGGCAGCTAACTCTAGAATGTCCGGATTGATAGTGACTCGCTTTGTGAAGGGTGAACTTCGCAGACAAGAGCGTGTGCTGCAATCGGATGAGTATGTCGATCGCACGGCTGAAAAAGGTAGGCTCGCATGGGCAGCTCTACATAAGCAGCATCGTTTGACGATGGAGTGGTTGAGAACTGTATGGAAGCCGATGATACCCAAGCTATGTGGGTGCGATGATAGCTTTGAAGAGTACCTTCGCGATAACCCTCCATCTTTTGAAAGCGAAGAGTCTGACTTCGTATGGGGCTGGAGGTTTCATAATCACGTGAATAGTAAGCTGCTGTGCCACCCGATCTTGAGCTTACAAGACGCCGTCCAGCTATGGCGCCCTGATTTAGTGGTATCAGAAGAAATGTAGCGATATACTACAGCAAACCGAGATGCTCTATAATGCATCCTAAAATGGTACGATAACTATATCGAACAGTACTGTGAAAGTGCATTCTAGTGCGTACCAGGAACCCAGTTTTTCAGTAATAGACTGGTTTGCTATTGGAACTAGCATCTAGCCAGCTTTTTGTACTGGCTCCGATACCAACTCGAATAGGTATGCGTAAGTTGATCGAAGGCTTCTCAAGTATACGTGCGATGTCCTTTTGGGTGTCTTCAGTGTACTGCTCTTTAGGCATCGTGATGATAAGTTCGTCGTGCACGCTGCCAATGACTTCATATCCGGCTTCCATCAAGGCGACCATTCGCTCTTTCATAAGATCAGCTGCAGATGACTGATTCGCTGTGTTAAATGCTTTGCGAGCATGGTCGGCTGGCAGATGCCGTCGGCGACCATATAGGTTACGAACATACCCACGCTGCCTGCAGAGCATCTCGGCCTCGCGAGATGTTCTCTTAAGCCCAGGGAGCTTAGCGTGATATGTGTTATAGATGTCATTGCCCCGTGCTTTAGCTAGTCGATTAAACTCGCTCACGTCGGTCGTGTCGATGCTCTCGACGACATCAGGGTCTACGCTAAGGGCATTAATCAGCCTGGCCTTCCCGCCGCCGAAGGCCATCAAAAAGTTAACAGTCTTTGCAGGCTTACGTTTGATCCCGCACAAGTCAGCGACCCACATGTGATAGTCTTGGTCGGGGTTCTTGTTATACGCTTCAATCGCATCGGGGTCTTTGATGTAGTGAACGATCGTGCGGTACTCGATCTGGGAGTAATCACAGGATATCAATATGTGACCTTCACGCGGCTCGACAAGCTCCTTAGCCTCGGGCATCAGCTGTTGCATATTAGGCTTGCTGCAACTCATACGGCCTGTACGAACGCTAGCGTTATACGACGGGTGTAACACACCATCAATGTTACGTTCGAGATACGTCGACAAGAACGTGCCGTTGAATGTTGCTAAGCGACGGTACTCTAACATCAACTTAAGAACTTCAACAGGTGCGCCTGGGAAGGCCATGTAAGATCTTAAAGCGTGCTTGTCGAACGATGGTGAACCGTTGTCGGTGTAAGCTATGACCGGTAGCCCATGAGCATTGCAGATAACATCAAAGCAGTCCTCGTCAGAGTTAGCTCTAATGCTGTATCCGATTAGCGACTCGAGTTCGTCGTCTATGGTCGACATACGGTGTAACGTCTTCAGCTGCGTTAGCATCGTGTTCGTTACGTTGATGTTCATGCCTGATCGTTCAATGTGATACAGACACATTGCGATTTTATCCTCAAGATCGCAGACAAACTTGCACTCAGCACTAATGTTATCTTGAAGATAACGATGCAGTTTACGAGTGACAAACACGTCATCAGTACCGTAAGATGCCATCACGTCAGCGGGTATCCATCCGAAATCCTTGTTATCTTTGAGATACGGTTTCATCACCTTTTCATGATGACTGATGTCGTGACTGAGCCAGTCTCTTGACAAGAAGTCAAGGCCATAGCGCATACGGTCAGAGTTAAGAATCTTTGCGTGCGCTAAAGTATCTGTAACCTTGCAGTTAACCTCGACTCCAAGGTTATTGCTGAAGACGTGCATATCGTACTTGACGTTGTGATTAACCCACGTGCCGCATGAGTTCACGACTTCCTCGAGCCATTTATACACTGGCTCCCACGGGAGGTTGCCGCCGCGATGATGGCATACTGGGACGTACCATGCATCAGGGCAATCATCAACAGTAACACAAGCCCCTGCAATGTAGCAGTCCTTCCACACGTTCAGAGCGTCTAGCTTTGTGTTACCACTAGTCGTCTCGAAGTCAAGATATAGGTACTTCGCGCCAGCCAAACATGGCAGATCGTCGAGAGTCGTACATAGTCTTCCGCCGTTGGATAATCTCATAATGCGAACCTATCATGTGGAATTTCATAGTGTTACCACCTCTGTACTCTTTTAAGCAGAGAACGTCAGTGATGTTAGGGGTGTTAAGTATGAGACCAGCACACGCTGCGCACGGCGAATATGTGCTGATCATATAGGATGGTGTGGTCTTATCGCTGAGCTTTAGTAGGGCATTCGTTTCAGCGTGCACACACCCGCATTGGCCAGGTTCAGCGCTGCACGATTCATTATCAACGCCACTCGCAGGTCCGTTGTAGCCGAATGCGAGTATCTCAGTAAGACCGTGATCGACAATAACAGCGCCAACCTGTAGCCGTTTGCACGTAGATAGTGCTGCGACGCTGTTTGCGAACGCTATTATAACTTCAAGTTTCTCATGGTATCGCTCCAAGCCGTTACACATGTTCGTCTCCTATTGTAAAGTTCGCATATCTTAGCGACTGTGTCGTCAGTGATATCTGGCCTGTCACTTGTCACATGCAGTTTGTAATCCGCGTAATGAGTCATCAACTTGAACGTATCATTCACGCGGAGAACCTCATCTATGGTGAAGATTTCGTCCTTCGATGCTGCATAGCGATCACGAATGATAGCCGGCTCTGCAGTGATGATAATCGTAAAAGCGTAGTACTTCAACAACAGTGTTGCATGAAGTATCTTGGGTTCTTTAATCTTGCAATCACGACTCTGTAGAGACACTGAGTACGCGATTTCACTAAGATGATATCGATCTCGAACAGCATTCACTGAAGCTAAGTGAATATAGTCATCGTCGCTCCATGAGTCTGGCAGTGGACCCAGATGCTGGTACACCATGTTAAGCCTCTTGGCTAACTTGTGGGCCAGCGTTGTTTTCCCGACGCGATCGGTGCCTTCTAAGATAAGCATGCTCTAAAACCTCTGATTCAATAGGGACATCAAGAACGCATTGCAATAACGTACGAAGTGTGGAGTTGGTAACGACAGACAAGTCTTCACGTATTTTGAGCTTACGGTACTGTACTTCGCACGCGCGCGCGAACTCGATCTCACTATAATGCGAAGATAAGAAAGACCTATGGTCCCACACGCCGACCATAGTTCCTAGCGGGTTAAATTGAACAGCCTCAATCGCTGCTTTTAAATTCTTCTCGTAAAGATGTAAGTCAGCGACTTGATGCTGGTACCATCCAGGCTTTATACCAACACAAGATGCGACAAAGCGCTGTATTGAGGTGTTAACGAACACGTCATACGGCATGCCTAACCACGCATCGTTCGATCGCATCGTAGCGATCATGCACAGTTCATCGTTTATGATCATAAAGTCGTAAGCAAGTGTACACGGGCAGTCCTTAGCCCATGACGCGTTGGCAATATCGCTGCTTTCGTACAACGGCAACACAGCCCTACGCGTATTAGGTGCGTCTTTCAGTAAGCCGATCACATGCTTTACTGACTTTGTAATACGCGGGCCGTACGCACCTAGCACTTTTCCATAATTAGCGAAGTTTGCGTACTGAGGAGCATAGTGCATTATCTGATCCAAGTCGCCGTTCGGGTGCGGGTTAAAGTACCAGAAGAACTCGCCAGCTGCGTACCTAGGGTCGAGCTTACGATGCGGGTTCGTCAGCCAAGTCGCTGTAGTCGACGTCAAGCGTGCTGCGTAGCCGTGTGTGGCCAGTGTTCCGCCGATGCGACTTTGCGATGCTTGACCATGACTGAATAGGTTCGCCAGTACGTCGATCCACATTGAATCGATATCTCGGAAATGTTTCATCTTCAAAATTCCTATGACGTGTTTGTAGGTAAGCAGTTAAATTGAACACCTTCTCAGTCTTACCTACTGATGAAGATGTCACCCAGCCATCACGATACTTGGCCTCCCAATCTTCTCCACCCCAAGCGTCGTTGAGGTAGTGATAGGCTTGTTCAGCGACCCACTCACCAACGCATGGGCAGACTCCTTTAGCGATCTGTGGTACGGGATCATTACCTAATGGAACTATCGGTAGTCCCATTATAGTCGCAAGCTCCTCGTGTGTCAATCCCCGATGATGGTCAGGGTGAATAAACCTGCCAGCTGACGAGAAGATGGTAGGGCACGGTCGCTGCCACGAGAGTCGCTTTACGCAGTGCATGCTGAATGGCATCCCGCTGTTACGCATAAGCCAAGTATCCTGCATGCGCTCGGGCAGATGATCGCAGTCGTACTGCGCTAGCATGTTGAGATCCCAACCATTAGGTAGTCGTGCCAAGCAATCTTGTTCGTCCGGCGACAGCTTCGTTAAAGACATGTCAGTTCGATCTCGCATATGCCAAATTGCGTCGTACAGCGTTGGGGCATATTCGGGCAAAGTCATAGGCGAGATGTTAAACGGCTTCGACCCATCGTAAGCAACGAAAAAGTATCGCTTACGATATTGAGCGTTGCCAAGACTGGCAGCATTCACGAATAAGTGGGCGACCCGATACCCTTGAGCTGCGACTTTTTGCACCAGCATATCAATGAGTGGTTTACCTGTTGAGTAAGCCTGTTGGACTGACTCCCAAGTAAAGATCGGGTACTTCCCAGTGCAGTAGTCCATAAACTCCCAGATGTCTCGAGTACACGCCGCGAATGGGCCGTGTATGGTGTCGTCATACCCAGCTGTCACTGTGCTAAAGCCTGTGCAACGAGGGTTTCCGAACGCAAAGTCAGCTGGGATGTCCGGCCAGTCTTTAGCCGATGAGTTGTGAATGTTTACATTGCACATCGCCTTAGCCGTCTCAACGCCGAACCCATGAACCTCTAGGTGATCAGTGACATCAGCAACTTGCTGAACGCCATGAGAAAACCCGCCCGCGAATACGTGAATGCCAACAGCTTTCATAGTAACTTTTCCAAGTTAGGTGGTGTGTACCCGGTCTTATTCGAACATCGTTGATCCGATGGTGACTTGGTCATGTTGCTTTGATGAACTTCTTCAAAGGCCTCGGGCAATCGCAGCTCAAATACAGCTGCTGTCCCTAACGTGACATACGACAAGTCAGCAAGACCGTCTAATACCTCTACCTTGTTGCAGTCTGCGAGCCCACCGATGACCTCTGCCAGCTCCTCCATCATCAGGTGCACTCTAAGCCATCGAACATCTTTGTCCCGGTTGTACGTCTTGAGCGCATCTTGCGCTTCACCATCAATGAGATGTGACAGTTGGAGCATAGCCGGGTCGAAGTCTTTGGGCCAATCATGGCGCGGAGTGATACCCATGCGATTGTGAAATGCTTTAACCTGCTCGAGTTGATCTTTCAAAATTCTACTCCTTCTGGGATGTGATCGGGCCTGTCTGGAATGTCGTCAAGGCCTTTGAGAAACGAAATGAAAGCGGACGTTTTAACATATGCACGCTGCCTACGAGTTAACGCGTGCTTCCTAACGAGAACGCTTAGAAGTCCTTGTGCAGCCTGTCTGTCCCAAGCGCACCAATCCTGAATGTCTTGCAGCTCAATGTACATTCTTGACAGCAAGTTCTGGACAAAGTCTTTAGGGAACGGCGTAGTGATAATCGCTCGACGAACAGTGTCAGGGTCACTCAGCTTGCTCTGTGATTCTATCGACTGTGTCAAGTCGAGATAGCCGAATGCTCTACTTGAGTAGAGACCGTCTAAGAAGTCATGCACATATTGAACGTGACAAGGCCTTACGAGGACAGACTCGCCTTGATTCGAGAATGTTCGAATAGCCAATGATGCTGCAAGACGAGCTAGCTTGTACCGCATAGAGCCTCTATCAACGATAGGTATGGTGTCCGTGAACTTGCCGCTCATCTTGCTACTAAGCTCAAGAACGAGATCAGTAGTCTCTTGGTCAAAGATAATGTCAGACGCTGTCCAACCCCAAAGTATCAGTCTACGACAGTCTTCAGATGTGTACTCTGGAGTATTCATCGGGATCTTGTCGTTAATAAGCGTTTGAGATACATCTGTGGCTGACACGAGTAGGCACGCATCGAATCGACGAACATCTTCTAGGCTACCTATGAGCTCTTTAACCGCATCCACGCCGTAGCTGTAGTGATCGATCGGACTGTCAGATCGTGGATTAGACAAAGCGATAAGACGAGTACGCGCGTGTGTACGTCGCTTTTCGATCTTAGGTATCTCTGCAACACCGCTTGATCTCATGTCAGTTAGTTTGCTGATGACTTCAGTCGAAGTTCCTTTGAGTTCTTCAAGGATGACAAGTCGCTTGTCATGCGTAGGTATGACTCCCCAGCTAACGAACCATCGTGACCCCATTTGTTGAAGCCCGCCCAGGAGCCCAGCGACGGTTGCGTTCTTGCACTCGACTTTCTCGCCAAGACCGTAGTGCCGCTGTAGGTTCATGGTGGTCTCAGTCTTGCCTTGGGCTGAGTCGCCTAGGATGAGAACCTCAACCCAACCCTTGATCTTCTTTTGATCGAACGTAAGGAATAGCGGCGAGTGGTAGGCAAGGTCAACCATTAGATGGATAGCCCTACGGCCATATATTCGGGTCACGTTGCGCTCTAGATCGTCATATAACGCATCCAACTTTTCCTTGAGACTACTATACGACCAATCCTTCGGCTGGAACTTATAGAGCGTATCTAAGTCCTTTAAACGATAGGAACTCAGGGCGTCCTGGCTGGTCTTGTACCTGCTGATAAGTAGAGTGGACTGTTGTGTTTGCGGATGAGGATACATTCGACCCATCATCTCATATGTTTCGTTAAGGTCAACACCTTTGCCGATACACACAGCTGGCTGCATCGACCTGTCGATTGACCTATTAGTGATCTCAAGACGCGGGCTAATGCGGACGTCCTCTACGTTATAATAAGACGTCGGTTCGAACTCGCAGACTTGACATCGTTTAGGTATCTCGAGCTCCTCCTTTAAGGCTGGTGCTTGGTTTGCTTTGGGCCTAGCGACCATTTCCAATATGGCCGGCGATTCAGCATTGATCGAATACACGTGCGGTTCTTCGTTAAGGTACACTGGGCATACTGCGCACTCCTCTATGTCTCGAGTGCACTTAACTTTGACACTCGACGGTATGACGTACGGCGAGGTGTCGAGCGTAGACACCGTGCATGTCATGACGACACGCTTGCCGGCATTATTTGCGTTGATGGCCTGTACAAGGTCAACTCGCCTTGGCTTTTCCATGACCTCATGGGCCTTCTTAGGCGCTGCAAAGTCGGTTGCTTCAGTGTAGACCCGATGAAGGTCGCCTCGTATAGCGATGAAGTCGTTTATGTCACCCTTAGGGAACTTGGCAGGGTCCAATGGAAGCAGTGCGCTACGAACCTTAGTGATACGTGAAAGGTGCTTGCATGTGTTAGTCTGGGACCTCTTGCCTTCTTCGTCAACATCAAAGCAAACAGTAGTAGGCTTGTCTTTAAAGAAGCTCGTTAACCTAGGATCCCAGTTACTCTCGCCGAGTGTGGATGTGACCACACCGATCCCATGAGGATTAAGATATCTTGCAGCTACGATTGCTTTGACTTCGCCGCCGACAACCAAGAGCTCAGGGTACTTGAGCTGATCGATTGGGAACAGCCTGACCTTGCCTCGGCCTTTTAGGTTACGGAACTTGTCTTTGCCGGGCGCGCCGGGTAAGTACAACCTAAGGTTGACGAAGTAACCCGACTCATTCTTGATCGGGATCGTTACACGGCCATCCTTCGTTCCTAAGCGATACTTCCTAATGTCATCGTCAGTGACTCCCCGAGCGTACAGCTCTTGTAAGAGAGGCTTGGCAGCCCATATGTCTGAGTGGTAGTCTTCTATGACGTCCGCTTTTATAACGCGGTCAGTGTTGATGTCATAGCGAGTTGCGAGATCCTTCTTGACGTCGGCTCGATTACTCTTTAAGGCACCAGCCAGAAAGGTGATCACATCGCCTTTAGCTCCGCATCCTGCGGTGCAACATCTGAATCGTTGCTTCTCAACATTAATCGCACAGCTTGGAGATGAGTCATTATGAAAAGGGCAGAGACAGCGAAGTTCGCTGTCTCCAGCCCAGTTGAATCCCCAGCCGATGCGTTCAAGCTCGGCAATTACGTTAATCATTACAGCTCAGTGTTTTGAACTTGACCTTCAACAATGTCGTCCGCTTCATGATCCACACGCAGCGCTCTGTCTGCGTGAGCAGCCTTGAGCTCACGGTACTGGTACGAGGTGTATTCAAAAGTAGCTTTGTCAACGAATGCACCAACAGCCTCAGGTGGGTTCTCGACATCAATACCGTACCACTGGCCTTTATCGTTCTCACGATAACGAGTGCGGAATGCAAACTTGCAACCGTACATCGGCGCCATACGCATCTTGCAGAGTGCGGCGAAGTTTGACCCAGCTCGGTGTTCAGCTCGCGAGAACGACATGACCGCCGGCAGCATGTTGAGTCCTTCAACGTGAATCAACACGACGAAGTTCAAATGCTCAACGTAGCGCATCATCTTCTCAGGCATCTCAGGGCAAGCCTCAAAGCGACGCTTTGCATCCCGTGCCTTAATGGCGACCGCGCTTGTAGGGTCAAACGACGACTCCCTGATCATCGGGAGATTGCCTTTGGCCTCAAGTGGATTCCACAAGCAGAACTCGGGAAAGAAAAACAACGGCGTGAAGATCACTGCCGAGCTTTCATTCTTTGGTCTGTTCTTTTCATCGATGTCGAGACTAATGATGCGGATCATTTGCGGTACGAGGACAGCATCACCAGGGCTGAACTTGTCTTTGTACTCGCCACGAGACACTGGCTGGACGACTTTGATACGCGGTGGGACAATGAACTGCCCCATGCCCTCAGTGCCAGTGTCGATCATCGCCGGCTGAAGGTAGTCGGGAAGATTGTCATTTTTGATTATGAGAGAACTCATTCAGTTATTCCTTTTCTTGGACGAATTGTGACCCCGTATACGGGGTAGGTTTTGTTTGGGTCAACTCCAGGAGGGAGCTGACGACCATTCGTTAGTAGCTCAGTGACGTAGTCAACTAAGCCAGGCCAGTGCGGCCTCACTGCGTCAGTCGCTTGCAACTCTACAGTGATGCCCAGTGCTTTCATTAACTCTTCATACTCGACACTTCCTTTCTTGGGAATTTGCGCAGCCATACGGATGCGCGGGGTGATGGTACAGTATGGCGTCCTGATTGGGTCAGAGTCGCCGGCTTGTGCCCACATCATACACAACAGGCGCTCTGCCAGTTCGTACGTGTTTCGTGTTCTCTTCTCGACTTCGTCGAAGATCTCCATGATCTTCTTTAGAGCGTAAGCCATGTCTGCAAGTTCTTTGATGTCGCCTTCATTATGAAGGTTGGCAACTAGCTTATCGTGCCTATCCTTCCATTCACCTAGAACTGTCATTGCGAAGTTGAAGTACTCTTTGTTGTGCTCTTTCATCTCCAATAATCCTCATTACGTAATGTTGCTCAGCGGCATGAAAGAAAAGCACTTTAAGCCACTGATACTCTTGAACTAGGAACGACGTTGCGAGCACTACTGGTACGCTAGTGCCTATGCATAGTAAGCTGTCTGTGTTGCGATCAAACCCTAAAGCCTTGATGCGCTTCATGAACTCTTCTCGGAAGCGAGAGTGGTCAAAGATGCTAGGTCTTGCGCCCGTGAAGACAACTGTCAACTTGCCGTAACGCGTTGCGTCACTGACGTCATAGTCTGTTGGGCTTATGATAAATACGCGGCTCATACTTGTGTCAGCACCGACGATCGGATGTCTCTTAGGATGTCTTTGATGTCAAGAGTTGATGCGGCATCGAGTCTCTTTTTAGCAACACGCGTTGCAATGACAGTGTCAATTGTGCTAGGAACTACCACTTCAGTGATACGAACAGGCACACGTGTACCTCGTCGATGAGCACGGTCTTCGCTCTGCTCGCGAAGGATGGCGCTCCAGTTCTGAGATATGTAAACGACGTGTGTGCAGTTGGTGTCAAGCCGTGATGGGTCATTTGGCGGGTAACCTAAGAGGTTCAATCCAGTACCGCCGGCTTGTGGATTGCCAATAAACCAACGGCAGGACGGATCCTCGTTAAAGCGCCTCTCGGCTTCAATACGATCTTCGAAACTCGAGCCGCCATAGAATACCACAGGGCTCTCGCCAAGTGCTTCTAGACGCGATTTTATGGCTTGGATATCCTCTACCCAGTTGGACCAAATGATCGTTTTGTCGTTCGGGCCTTTCTCCTCAACTAACGATGCGATGTAGTCGGCTTTGACGTTCGTCTCGAATGGGATGACGCGACGAGGTGCAGTGACATCGCCGTTCTCATCGATAACTTGAGGGATGACGCGGAACGATGAGGTGATCTGACTGAGGCGAAGCAACTGTGTCAAGATGTTGTTGACCGCGACTGCCTCGTTCTCAGCATTCTCAAGTGTGTTCTCGATCTCTATGACAAGTTCGTCTCTGAGCTTAAGATAAGCTTCAGCCTGTGTAGGCATCATTTCAACTTCAGCGACATCGTACAGCTTGTCAGGAAGATAAGGCAATGCTTCCTCCTTAGAGATGATGAATGAGTAGCGTGATAGCTTGTCTTTAAGAATCGGAAGGTTCTGGGCTTCTTCAAACGACAAGCCGTGCTGTGTTTGACGATACTTACCGAAGTACTTGCGGAAACTGTCGAATGAACGAAAGCCACTAGTACCAGGACCCATGAACTCGAAGAGAGTGTAAAGGTCGTTGACGTTGTTCGCGATCGGTGTACCCGTGAGAACAAGTCGCTTTTGAGCGTTACGACCGAGCTTCTGAGCGTATTCGTTACGCTTGGTTGTGTGAGCTTTGATGTAGTGTGCTTCGTCAAGAACAGCATAGTCGAAGTCAATCGCAGACAGTGCGTCCCAGGTTTGCTGCAACGTTTCGTAGTTGCATACGATGACTGAGATGGGCGACGGTGACTTGACCGCGTTGATAATCTGGGTGACACGAGTGATCACGCCACCTCTAAGTATGTGTACGTCACAGTCAGCGGTTGCGAACTTCTTAAACTCAGACGACCAGTTTGCGCGAACGTTGGGTGGGCATACGACGATGGCACGGTACTTAGGCTTAGCGCGGCGAGTGGCATCATTGCAGATTGCAGCGATGGCAACTGCTGTCTTGCCAGTGCCTTGCTTCATGAACAAGCCATAGCCTGGAAGATTAAGAGCGTTGACAAGTCCAACTCGCTGGTAAGGCGAAAGACTACCGAAGTTGATGTCACCACCATTCGGTACTTCACCCTCTAGCTTAAAGCGCGCTACGCAGTCAGCTGAGAGGCGAGACTCTGCGATGACTGCAACCCAGTACTTGAAGACGATTTCAGCGTCCTCATCGAGTTCAAGCGTTACGCCGCTGTCGCGATGCTTTAAGAGTCGTTCAGCAACAACATCACTCGCTGCGGCTCGAATGTAGCCGTCATCGAGGCGCTTCATGTCAGGCAGCGTCTGCCATTCGGGGCGCGTCCCGTAGCGAATCGATCTTGACCCGTCGCTGCTTTGATAGAACTCGCGAAGATGGAAGAACGATCCATCCTCACTTAACGATACATGAATAATGTTCATTGTGTTATCTCCTGCAATGTCTATACCTACTTGCGAGGTCCTTGGGGTTGATGTAAGTAATCTTCGATACACCAGAGCACGGTTCCCGTGGAACACTTGAGATGCTTGGCGACTATGTCAGCAGTTTGGTTATAGCAACTTTCATACATGGTGTCAATAGGCAATGAAAATGCTACACCGTACGCAGAACACATTGCGTGTTCCATCTCGATGGATCGCATGAGCGACTTGTATGAATCGAGGCGCTTCATCACCCGCATTGCAGTGCGAGCGATCAGTTTACTTTGAGGTTGCATTCTCGAGGTCCTTGATTAAGCGGTTGAGTTTTCGGAGTTGCTTGCGGAGGTCTTTTTTCTCTTCGGGTAGGCCCATGTGTAGGGCTTCCCAGAGCACATGCCCTTCTTCTTTGAGTTCAGATACGACTTCCTTAGCGAGCAAGAGGATCTCTTCGTCAGTGAATCCTCGGATGTCTCGCTCGTCATCATCGGACCAGAGCTGCATCTTGTACTCGAGTTCACCTATGCTTAGTGCGCGATCGATCATCATGTCCTCTCCGTGTAATACGCTACAACAGATTCACCTATCTTGCTAGCACGTTCTTCGGTAGGCGCCCAGCCAAACTCATTGACAATGCCAAAGTTGTCAGTCACGGTCCAGCACCATGAAGGTTCAGCAGTCTCTTCATACTCAACAGTCAGCTTATACTTTGTTGGGACGTGTCGCTGCGGAACAGCATCGACCGTGTGCAACCAGCGGGCTGCTTCGTAAACTGTCTTGCGTGGGTACAGCGATCGGTACTCACAGATGACCTGTGCTAGTGTCTTACGATCGAGTTGATGGCTGTTCTGGGGTCCAGACCGCCAGGCTTCACTACGAATCTTTGGCCAAAGTTCTTGCCAGCGCATTGTGTTATCTCCAAGTAAGTGAATGGACTCATCAGTGGCAGCACCAACTGCCAGACCGCCGCAGCGGTTTCGTCCTGAGTTAGTCGGCTTCGGCAAACTTAAGGCCAAAGTCTTCCTCGAGCGTCGCTAGTACTTTCGACTGTGTAGGCCCGACAGCGAGAACAACTCCAAGCTCGTTGACTGCGAAGTTAATGCATCGCTTATGCTGAGTTGGGTACTGATCGGGCACCTTGTCGAAACGAATCAGCGTGACTCCGATGTTTGAGGTCAAGTTAGTCAGAACAGTGGCAGTGTGGTCCGTGGTCAGCAGTGCTTTGAAAAGATCGGTCATCTGTGTTATCTCCAAGGTTCGTCGATTGCGAAGTGCGATCGACTATGCTAGAATTATCGACTACCAAAGGCAAAATGTAAATACCATTTTGGCATTTTGTTCAAAATTTTTTGACCGTTATACTATAGCTCTTTGCCGATGAAACACGGCTCTAAAATGCACTAGCCTTCATCGGGAAGAATTTTTCATTTTCTTTGCATTTGCTATTGACATCCATCTGGTGAACGCTAGAGATCTTAAAACGAATGCGTCCAAATGCACTTTCGGCAGTCGGTACGACTACTATATCGAACTCGGGAGAAGAGTGCATTCTAGTGCATCGTCCAGTCGAACATTGCAGCCGAGGCGGGCCA